CCAGCATAAGTTCCATCCATAGCATCAGTTACAGCATAGTCAGATTTATTAATCGTACCATATTCTGTAAAACCATCGGTTCCCTCAGCAATACTTATATTACCACCAATAATTTGTAGAGAACTCCCTCCAGTACCAGTGGCTGATTGACCTAAGTCTGCATAGATAGTAGAAGCAAAGTCTGTAGTGTATCCAGTTCCAAACTTAATAAACTCTGCATCTAAAATTCCACCTTGAGAATTTGTTCTGGTAATTTTCATAATAGAACCAGAACCTTTACCATTTCTAATTGGGTAAAGTTGTCCAACCTTAAAACCAGTTCCAGGTGTTAAAATTTTTAATTTTGATGTAGTCGCTAAAATATCTGCCGTAAAATATACATCTTCAGTTCTATAACGAAGACGATCTCCGATTGAAATATTACCGAAAAATCTACGGTCTACATAAAATTCATATATGTCTTCAGCAATCTCAACTACACGCTCAACTTCAATTTCAATATATTGTCTTCTATCAACTTGAACACGAATAATTTTAGTTGGAGTTATAACATCAATTAATTTACCAACAATTTGATCTGGGTGTCCAGTTGTAACTTTTGCAATAATCGAAACGTCTTGGTTCCATCTACCATCGGAAACACGCATAACTTGTTTAGATGGATAATCAATAGAAACATCTTTATTATATAATAATCTAAACAATAATTTATATGAAGATTCAGAACCCTTGGCAAGATACTGATCTTTAATTTTCTGTAGCAAAAATCTTGGGTCTGTGTTTAATTGCTTAGGTAAATTTAAACCAAGTTCATTTCTAAAGTGTTCTATAAAAGAATCTAATGTTGTATCTAAATCTCTTAGATCTCTAAGATCTGGAGAAGTATTATCTAAAAACTCGTAATACGCTTTTAAAAATGCAACAAAAGTCTGATGATCTTCACGAACAAACTCTGGGAGTTGTGATGAAACCAGCGAAGATAACTTACTTCTTTTTAATTCGTTTGGCATTTTAACTTACTCTATCGCCTGTTACTGTTGCATTTGAGTTGCTAAATGTATAGTTATAACCAGCACGCAAATCGCCAACTGAGGTTTGATCTACAATTGCATTTACAGTTAAATGATCTCTTGCAATTTTTGCAATTTGGGTTAATGCAGAAACTACATCATTTGATTTTGGTTTAATTGTAATTTCCCAATCAATATCTGCTAAAGCAGTTACATGTAAATTTCTAATATCAATTATACCTTTAGCGTGATCGATAGTTCCGATTTGTTCATCAACAATAAATTTTTGTGCGTTTGCAGTATATTTAAATAAACGCACATTGGTTCCATTATCATCAAGATAATGGATTTCATCACTACCTTCAATATAAAATCCTGTAGTTCCTAAAGAACCACCTGGAGCTTCTGAATAATAAATTGGGTTAATTAGGTTTAACAAATATTGGGCTGAAACATTATAACGTGGCGCTATATTTCTTCGTATCAGAACAGTCATAGAATTATTTGTAATTCCCTTTTCTGAAGAATCAATTAGTTTTGAAAGTTTAGAATATCTAAACACACCTTCAAAACTTTGTAAATCTGAATCATCATAATCAAAAATTGTATTGGCTACCAGAGTTTCAATTTCTGGTCCAGTTCTTGTGGTTTCTCTTGGGTTATAATATACATTTACATCTAAAGCGATGTTAATAAATTCTGGATCAACTACCTCAGGAATAACTGAGACAACATTTTTACTTTGTAAAATAGTATTAACCAATTCAGCTTTTTGTAATTGTGTCAACTTTGATGCATCTCTTGGTTTAACACAAACAAATATTTTTCCATAAACAGGAGGATTGTTATCTTCACCACCCCAAACAGAAACTGCTTTAGCATTAGGTAAAGCAGAATAAATTAATGCTCTGTAATCATCTGGAGTAACGCATCTATTTTGCGAAGCATAAGTTCTTGGAGCATTAAATCTAATTGTTTCTATATCTTCTGCTGCAGAACCATCAGCTGCTGGCGATAAACAAGTTACGGAATTAGTTGCGTTAGTAATTAATGTTGCGCCATTATATGAGAACAATCTGGCTCCATTAGGTGCGTCTAAAGAAGAAGCCATATAATCTACGTGGATTATATTACCAGCAGATAATTCTCTACCAATAACGCCATCGCCAAAAGTAATCTCATACAAACCATCATCAATTTCTTTAACAAAAAATACCTTACTATCTGGCTCAGCTGTAGTTATAGATGAAGAATTTGTAAAAGTTTCATACAAATCTGAGTTAGCAGATTCTTGAACTTTAACCTTTAATGTAGATAAATCAATGTTTGGATTTGGGATTACATATTTACCCGATGGAGAATACTCCCATCTAAATGTAAGAGGAGTTCCTTCGATAACTTTTATATTATCAAATGTGTAAGATGTTCCTGATCCTGTAATTGTATAAGAAGTTGTGTTATAAAATGTATATTGAATACCATCAACTGTTGTAACGAATGGGCTATAAGCAGGTAGAGTTAAAGAACTTGGTCCAGTTGCACCTACGTTTACAGTTAAACGAACCAATGCATTTGAGCAAACACAAGAACGTGGAACATATCCAAGCATTTTCGCCAAAGAAACTACACTATTTCTTTTGGAAGCAGAATCCAAGAACATTTCATTAATTGTTAAGTTATTATAAAGAGCATTATAATGTGTGTTGTAAGCAAGAACATCGAGTAAAACTGCCAAGCCAGAACCCTCAAAATCATAGTCCTGAAATTGTTGTTGTCCTTTTAGGAAGTTTTTTAAATTAGACTTAATTTGGTCAAAATCTAATTCTGTTACATTTATTTTTTTATTTGCCATTATCGTGTTCTCTCTAATGCTATCTCAAAACTTATAGGTCTTTCTGTGTTTATAATCTTAAATTCTATTGTGACTCTTATTGCGTTACTATCTTCAGCTACATAAACATCAACATTTAATAATTGCACTCTTGGCTCAAAATTATTGACTAGATCTACAATAGCACGTTTCATAACAACAGCTAACATTGGCGTAGCTGGCTCAAATAATAGACGCTTAATTGGAGACCCAATTTCGCTATGAAAAGGTCTCTCAAAGTTTGATGTTAAAATAAGATTTCTTAGACTGGTTTTAACTGCGTTTTCATCGTATCTTAAGGCGATGTCTTTCGTTACTGGGTGTGCAGTAAAATTTAAGTCTAAATCTGAAAATGTTCTTGTATTGCGTGCCATTTAATTATTTAGTCCTATTCTATAAATGTATTGGTAGAACCTTGTCCTATTGCGTCTCCGCAAGCGATGGGATCACCAATTCTAGCAGCCAATTTACCTTCAATATAGGTTTTACTGGCACCAGAAGAAGGATATCTCTGGTCTGAGTTATGAGTAACAGTTCCACATGTATGAGCAGACCATTTACAAGCTGAATCTACAACCCCAGCAAATTTACCATTAATATAAGTTTTGGCTACAGGTGTTGTTATCATAGTTGTTGGTGGAAAACAGCCATGACCTGTTGATTTATCGCCAATTCTAGTTATTGCTGGCATATGATACCAATTCCTTTAAAGAAAGCATTCCTGGAGTCCAATTTTTATCTTCGCAAAGAATAGTATAAGTTTGGCTAGCGATTACTGTATTGGGTAAGAGAGGATTATACGCTTCAGCCAAATAAGTAAATGTTCTACTTCTAGTCATATCTGGATCAAACCCGATAACCTCATGGACTTTAGATCTATTCACTGCATCCCATACGCTAGCATTAGACCCAAGAGTTGTAATGGTTGTTATATTACCCACGGAATCTCTGGTTGTCAAACCATCATTAAATATACCTCTATAGTATCCTGATATAGTTGCACCAGAAATACTAACTGTATATGGGTTAGTTTGCTGTGGTATTATTCTAACAGAATAATATGTTATACTACCAGTAGTTGGAGGTACAGCAGTTGGATCTCCAGCTTCTTCTGTATAATATTCTATCGTATGGCTAAATGTGGCCATCTCGGCATGAGTTCCCAACAAAGTTTCTGTAGGAGTCCAAGCCATAATTATGCCTTACTTGGTCTCCAGATTCCAACTATTCCTCCACGTTGCGGTGTCCAAGCTGGTCCTTTCCAAGAAATTGTCACATCGCCATCGTTTGGATTATTACCTTTATTTTTAGGTGATTGATTTCCACCAACGAAAGATAATTTACCTCCAACATTTTCATAAACAAAGTTTACGTGTCCGAAATTCCAGAGAACAATATCTCCAGGCTGCGCACTAGCAGGATCAACTTGTGTTGCTTTCCATCTTAATGGGTTCTTTTGAATAGCCCAAGAACTTGCTTCTTGACAATAACGATATCCATTTTGTTTTAGTGCATAGTTAACAAATCCCATACACCATGGAGTTTGATCTGTTCTCCAATAATTTGTATTTGGATATCCCAAGTCTGACCAAATTCTAACAATATTCATATTACTTGGGGCACCATTTTGTCCAGTTTCTCTCCAGTATGAATTGGATTCTGTAATCTCAACTTGTTTTTTTAACCACTGATACAAATCTCCTGGCTCAGCATCTGAAATTAATGATGGTCCTTTTTCATCAGTTTTTGGAGTTCCTGGGAAATTACGTTTACACTCATTTGCTTCAGCAGTTGGGTTTGCATATTTCTCTGGAGTTTTAACATAATCTTCAATTCTAGCATTGTTTTCTTCATCAATTGTATATTTCAATTTAACTGGTGGGCTAGGACGAACAGGTGTTTGTAAATATGAATATTGTTTATCAATAGGTGTTGAAAGTTCAATGAATTGTAATCCAGTTGTTTCTACAGTTGCATCACTTGCACCATTACCAAATTGTCCTTCTGAATAATCAACCTGTAGAGTTGCTCCAGATTTAATATCCATAGAACCCGATGATGTTATAAACGTCTTACCAGAAGTTAAACAATTAAAGTTCTCTGCTGTTTTAATATTTGTATTTGCTGCTTCAAGTGTATAAATGCCACCAACTTTAGTTTTCATGTTACCAGCGACAGATAAATTTAAATCGCCAGCGACATTTACATCTGCATTATTTTTTAAGTTTATAGTAGATGCTCCATTAACTTGAATGTCAGCATTACCTTGAACTAAAAGGTTAATACCATTACCAACTGTAACTTGAGCACGACCAGCAATATAAATGGATCCATTTCTATCAATGATAGTATAGCCATCGCCTACAATTTTATTTACTTGAGTTCCGTTAGCATCAACATCTAAAAATGTTCCTTTGCGATGATATAAACTTATATTCTCATGGGTTGGAGTGTCATCCATAATGAACAAATGACCCGACTCGCTCTCATAAACTTTTGCATATGGATACATTCCACCAAATGGTGCTATTGGCTGTTCCCATATTTCTGCACTGTTTGCAGTTGGCAGTTGTTTAGATCTAGTTGAATCTTTAAACTCAACTGCAGTTTCTTTTATAACACCACGTGCTAAACGATTAGTATCTGGTTCGTCTAATAAATGTTTTAGTGGATATTTACCGTGTGGATCTTTAAATCCAACTGTTGCCACATCAGATCTATTTTCTAAGAGCGCAGCTTGTTTTGCTGGTGGCAATTCTTTAACTTCAGCAGGTTTATATTGTGGAGTTGTATCTGCTGCTGGTTTATTTGTAGGTTCAACAGCAACTGTTCCTCCTAAGAAATACTCATAAAACTTTTGTTTCTTAGCATATCCATTACCAGCATCTGCTCCAGTTCTTGCTCTTGCTGCAATAAAATATCCTGGATCGTTTGGATCATGTTTAACTTGTGTTGCATAAAATCCAACAGTGGCTAGTGCACAAACTTTTGGGTCATCTACAATAGATTTTGGGTTATTAACTAAATCGATATTAATACCTTTAGTTTTTAAATAATCCTGAATCTGTTTATACATAGATTTACCAGTTATCTGATTAAATCCTCTTCCATAATACTTGGCTCCATCATCTGGATCTTTATGTCCTACAAATTTACCATTACCAGTAGGACTATAACACTTTCTAAAGAAATCTTCTCTACCTTTAACTTTAAAATCCCATTTTGCATATTTTTCAGCTTCTGCGTCAGAACCTGGAGGAAATGATGCTTTAAAAACTCTCATTAAAGATTCTTTAGTATAATATGTATATTCCTCAACAGGTAACCACCCACTTTCTCCACCACAAATACCAAGGATGGCGCATTTAGCATATTTGCTAGTTAATCCAACTTGATCGCACGCTTCCAATAATAATTTTATATTCTCTTCAGCTTTTGTTGGATTTGGTGTAGAATTTGCTGGTGGTTTTGTTGGAATTTTAGCTGCTAATGCAGCAGCAGGTGGTTCATTGGGAACTGGTTGCTCAGTAATATTTGGTGGCGGTGCTGCAGCAGAAGTTGGAGCATTAGGATCTCCTGTTGCTTCTCTGCTACCAACACCAATAGGATTACCTGATCCATCAACAACTGGATTACCAGAACTATCTACTAATACGCCACCTTGTGTTGCGAATATATTTTCAGTAGATTGCTCAGCTGCAAGTTGTGCACTTTTTGATTGTGGGATACCACCGATAGTTCCAAGCATAATCGGTTGTTGTTGGTCTTCATCTCTAAACATAATAATGACCCAAGTTCCAAGAACTGGACCAGTTGGCGACCAACCAATACCATTCATTGCAGCAGAAGTTAATGGCTGCATAGGATATGCCCATGGTAAATCTTCAGTTGGTAGAATTGTTTTATCGTGGGTGTGGATACCAACGATTCTAACTTGACATCGTCCAATCTTTAGTGGGTCATCTCTGTTTTCAACGCATCCTGTGTATAATTGCATTATCTCACCTTGTCAAGATTAACTAATAAAGAATCTTTAATTAACTCTAAAGTTGTTTCGTGTTTTTCTTTTGTAATAAAATGATTGGTAGCTGATATAATATAATTGCCAGAAAACATATTATCCAAAGTTTTTTTATCTGTTTTACTTGTAGGTTCTATTTTGTTAAGTTTAACATAAACTTTTCTTCCAACAGTATAATCACATCTACCTGGAACCACAATTTCTATTTTGGTTGACTCTGCTTGTTTAAGTAAAGATATTCTTTCTTGTAATATAGATGTATTAGTAACATCCCCAAAACCATCCATAGTTCCATATGCTTTTGGTTTAAACATAACAGAAGAAATGTAACGATATATTACTTTCTTTGATGCTGCTGGGTATTGATTTAAGCGAACCTGTTTTCTTGGGTCTTTTAACATATCATAATTTGTACTAGAAAATCTTTTGGAAGTAACATCATGAGTCCACAATCTAGAACCATAAACACCAGAAGTTATTCTATCAATATAATCTATTCCCGTAGGTATTTTAATACTAATAATTCGTTTATAATCTTCTTGTATATTTTTAACGCTACCAGATAATGGTCTTTCATCTCTAGTATAATTATCGTGAGTGAATTCTGCACTAACCTTTTGTTTATACAAGTACTCTAAAGAAACGAAATTATATCCATCTCTATTTTCAAAAAATAAGTATCCTGGGGATTTATTTTTATTGATAGCGTGCTTTGTTAAAAATAAAAGATTTTTAACTGGAGACCAGAAATTAGAAGTATATTTTGTTGAATTAAATGTATCTTCAACAATACTTGCTTTATTGACTTGCATACCATTAACTTTATCAATTAATAATGTTTTAGCAATATCAGAAATTTTACCACTAAAAGTTTTACTTACGCTTTTGTTTAAATCCAATAAAGCATCTTGCGAAGTGAAATGTAATTGATAAACAACTTGTTTATCTCCAGTCAATTCCCTATCGGTCATTTTGTAAATATAAAATTTACCAGAAATATTGCCAGTTCTTAGAGTTGGTGTTTTAATATCTAATTCAACATACTCTTCGCCAACAAATGGAAATAAATTGACCAAATCCAAAGAATCTTTAATAATTAAAGTTCCTGTGATGAATGGCGATAACAAATCTTCAAAAATTTGTATACCTATAACTTGATTAGCAATATCTTGAAAGAATCCGCTTTGTGATGTTACTCGTATTTTACCAACTGATACATCACCAGCAAATCTTAATGTTTGTTGTAACTGCATTATAATAGTTCATCGAAATCGGTTAATATTCTATTTAACAATTCTGGAGAAATAAGTTTAATTCTTCTTTTCTTCTCATTTAAATCTTCTTCATACTGACGATTTGAAATTGAAACTGCTCCAGGAGCAGAAGAGTGAACAATATTTCCTTTATCGTCTACATAGTGATGTGGAGAATCTGCATTAACTCCATACTTATCTTGAATATATGCAGACAATCTTGGGTAATCCATAACCCAATCAGCTCTATAATCAAATCTTTCATTTACCAACATAACAACCCAATGATATTCAGCGTTACCATAAATCTTTTCGGCAACTATTTCTGGAGTTTCTCCATCTACAACATCATATTCGTCGTATAAAGTGATATTTGCTAGAACGTCTCTGCGAAAACGAATATTTCTTGTTATATCTGTAATAACAAATGCTCTACGTTCTCCTTTAATATCGAAATCGTATAAAAACTTTGGGAAATCTTCGAAATACATTATAGACCGTCCTTAATCTTTTCTTTAGATAGAAGTGAAAGTTCACGGAAACTTAATGTTACATTAATCTGCGTTGGCATACCATTATCAAATGTATTAAATTGTCCGTTTGGTGTGTAATTAACATTCATTTCTGTTAGAACACAAGAAGTATGACGATGTAAGTTTGGATTTTCTTTTCCGTTTTGATAGTATGCTATATCAAACTCAGATGGGTAAACATATAAAAATTCGTTAGCATCTTTAAACTCTGGATGCATATGGTACTTAAACTCATAAATAATTCGCATTATATTTTCTGCTTCGTCTTTATTTCTTGGGAAGAACATATAATCAAACGCAAAAGATCTAAAATCAACATTCTTAAATATTTGTTCTTTCTTTGGGTTTGCTGCTAATCCAAAAGCTGCACTAGCAGCAGCACCTTGTTTATCACTCTTTAATCCCATAGCACCAACTATAGCTGCAGCATCATTACCAAGTTGTTTTACATCTTTACCATCTTTTAATGCTCTAATTATTGCTTCTGCTCCAGCTGCTGCAGCTTGGTATGTGAATGTATCTTCTTCTCCCCAACCAGCAGAATAACGAATATTTAATTGATTTGGTATGTGTAACGCAATTGCAGTTTTTAATCTTTTCTGCGCACGAGTTACAGAAGCTGCTTGAGTTGCTGCTGCGCCGATTCCGATTGCTGCTGGTGCAGCATTTAAAGTGGCTCCAACCAAAGCACCACCCTTGCCAGCTAATAATC